ACTCAAACATACTTATCCACATTTTCTGTTGATAACTCATTTGTCAAGTATATCAACATAATAAAAATATTTCAATTAAGCCGAAACAATAGTTGACATATCAAATTGATTGACATAAAATAGCTACATAAACAACGAAACGGAGTAAATAAAATGGGCAACTTAGGATATGCAGCAGATAATTCAGATCATTATATGATGGGTCATGAGTATGGTAGAAAATTAAGCGACAAGCAAATTGATTCAATTGTTGATGAGTTAGCGAGCAAGTTTGCAAGCGATGAAGATAAAGGGTTGTTTAAGTGGGTAGTAAAAATGAAATTGAATAAATGTAATTCATTGCATGAAGTCGATTCACTTGTAAGAAACTTATTTAAAACAAGGGGGATTTAATGAGTTACGAAATAATGGAAAAAGTTAAGTATCACTTGTCGCAATTAAGCGACGAGTGTAATGGTGAGATATTTTTTGATCATGTAATAACAATACAAGAACCAAAAAAAATAGGTAGAGTTATATTCGATTACTATGAAGTTCGATTGAAAGGATATGACGTAATTAGAGTATTAACTATTTCAGAAGTAATTGATCTAACAAAAGAAGAATTAATGACAAGAACAAAATAAAACGGAGAAGGCAATGACATACGAATTACCGGAGCGACCCCTAAACCCTCCCGATTATATCGAGCAGGATGACGAATACGAAATGACAGAGCCACAAAAATGGGCAGTTCGTCATTACTTAAGTAGATTTGACGCAATAACATTTGAAGAGATAGTTGATGATTTGTTGTACGGATATGGGGAATCATGCGTAGCACACGAAGAATTTGCTAGCATGACTTGCGAACATCTCGGCATGAAGCTTAGCGAACTAGCAGATAGCTTTGAAAATTATGGACAGCAAGAAGTTAAGGAAAAATATCAGGCGAAGTGGTTTGATGATGCAAAGAATGAGTCTATGAGTATGTTGATGAAAATAGGAGTAATAAAATGAATGAGTTTTCGAAAGATGAGCTAATAGATATTAGAAGTGGAATAAGACTTTTATTGGAAGAAGATCATTGTGACAGCAGATATACAATTGAAATTCGTTCGTTAGAGGACAAAATACAATTAATGATTGATAGCTATTGCGAACACAATTTTGAAATAACTTACAGAATGAAAGAAATTACTGAATGTAAAAAATGTGGGTTAGAGCTTTATTACGATAAATATTGAAATTTTAATTAAAAAAGGAGTTAAAAATGTTAATACTAACAAGATACGCAGGACAAAAAATAATCATCGGAGATGATGTAGTGTTGACTATATTGCCAAACGGTTCATCGAATAAACAAATAAAGATAGGTATCGAATGTCCGACTGACATAAAAATATACAGAGAAGAAATATACAAGATCAAACAAGAAGAAAAAAAAGCAGAAGAAATAAAACAAAAAATATTGAATATACGCAAAAAATTGTGGGGTGAAAAATGACAAAAGAAACATCTTATTACATATGTCCGCCGATTAATGAAAAAAGATGTGACCAATGCTATAACCAAAGACTATCAAAAAACATGGCTTTAAGCGGCAAAATAGTATGTAAAAACTGTGGGGAAACTATCTGTGAGGAGCCCATAAAATGAAAACTATGATACAACCGATCATAATGGAGACTTCGTCAAGTAGCTATTCAAATGAAATTTTTATTAAAACAGAAAGATGCAAATTATTAACAACTTTAAAAGAGGTCGATAGCTGCCTTTATAATTTACAAATGGAAATTGAAAAAACAGATAATATAGAGTGTATTGCGATTGTAATTATATTAGCTTTAGTGGCTTTTATTCTATTCATAATGGCATGGAAATTATAAATATGGCTATCACATACAAAGACAAAACGTTCTGCTCATCTACAAAGTGCAAAAATGAATGCGGTAGAAAAATAACGAACAAAGAAATAAATGAAGCAAAAAGGCTTAAGCTACCAATTTGTTTTGCAGATTTTTGCAGTGAAAAACAAGATCAACTAAAAGGAAACAGTAATGACAAAAATTAACTGGCAAGGATTTGATCAACATTTAAGACATATCAATGAGATATTAAAAAAAATTGATTTTAATGACTTAGAGCAAGCTGAAATATCAATGAATGATATTGAATCAATCAGAATTAAAAGAAGAAATTTGCTAAAAAACATAGAAGAAAAACTTTGGGAGGGGGTGAATTCATTAAAAAGCGCAATAGAATCATTGACGGGATATTATGATGTTGATGAATTAAAAATTTTATTATGCGAGCTTGAAGAAGATGCATTGGCTGTTAAAAGAATGTCAGATAGTGTTAACTTGGTTGAATAGTAATATCAGCGAGGCATGCCATGCAAGATAAAAAATTAAATTACTATGTCTTTGTTGATGATAACAACGGGCATAGAAATGACTATTACAATTTTGTAAGCGATGCAACAAAAGAGCAGATTTTTAATTTGACTAAAGAATTAAAAAAAGAACAGCCAGCTTTTGGTAGATTTGGAAGTCATTTAAATGATTTAGCTACTAAATTGATTGAAAAAGGATTTTTATTTACACAGCAAACAAATTACAACAACAGATTATCTGTTGATAGAACAATGGTTTATTGTATATCTGGGAATTACTAATTCAATAATTCCCATTCACTTCCACAATCTCCACTTCCTGCGCTCTTCTGCCTTTTTGTGTTCGAAGTGGATAAAACTTAACTGTTTCGTTTTCTCTAAGTGATTTAACATTTTTCAAGTCATTCATGTGCACAAAATAATCAGTGTCACCATGCCCAATAAATCCGAAACACTTCTCAACATTCCACCATTTTACTTTGCCTGTTAATTTTGGCGCACGATTTGACATAACAAGTTACTGCAATAAAAACATGTTATCGATAATAACTTACTCGTCACTATCGCACAAGCTCATAAATTGCTCAGGTGATGTTATTTGTGTGGCTACACCGCTCTTGCATTTCGCAATTCCTAGCTTTATTTTTTCAATATCGCTAAATGATTCTCGTTTAAACGCCATTAACCATTGTATTTTCGATTCTTCTGTATCGCCAATACAAACACAAGGGTAAATGTCATTAAGCACCTCAAACAGCCTTAAAACGATTTTAACGTCCATTTTAGTATATGCGGGTGTTTTGAATACGAATGGAGCATTGTATTCGTACAATGGACCTGCATTTAATTTTTTAAGTAATTGTTTTGTTGACAAGATACTGCCATTTCGATTGATTGGTTATATTCTCAATCAAATCAAAAAAATCCTCTATGTTTTTTTTATGTTGATCAAACCTTGGTTGACACATACACCAAGCAATCTGTTCCGGCATCTTGAATTTGTTTACTCCTTTTATTCCTTTGCCATGCAGCAATTTTTTTACTCTTGTGTTGACTTCAACATTGTTTTTTAAAAAATACCCGGTTGTTAATAACAAAAAATCTGGCAGCTTAATCGAATAATCAACTTGGCATCCTCCCCAACACCATCCTGATTCCATAAATTTCTCTAAATAATCATGTTCTAGCAGCGCAATTAAGAAATTTTCTTTTGTAAATTTACGCATGTGGTACGTTTCTCCCTAAAAATAGTACAAATTTAATTCAAAAAAGATGGAACGTATATTAAAAACCCCCAAAAATGGAACCTATATGGAACCTATATGGAACCTATAAAACAACGTAAAATCCACGCCCAGCAAGGACTTATGGAACCTATGGATCTATGGAACCTGTTTCTATATATATATAAATAAACATATATACATATAACTACTATATATATTATTCACATTATATAAAATAGGTTCCATAGGTTCCATAGGTTCCATAAATGTAGTGGTGGCGTGGGTTTTAAGTATGGAACCTATTAAATGATAGGTTCCATAGTACGTAATAAGGTTCCATATTTAACGATATTTCTGATGTAAAACTGGCATCAAAAATAGGTTGGCTTTCATTGATTTCTTTTTCTTTAGTCCTAATTTTGTAAGTATGAGACCCATTCTTGTCGCATCACTTCTAGATGGATTTATGAAACCTATCTGTTCCAAAACTACTGTTGCAGACAGCCACCTATCAGGTTCTTGACTAAAGTCATACCGTTCATTAACTCTTTCAAGAAATGGATCAAGGACTTCAAACTCTTCATTTGAACCGTTTAACAGCTCCATTTCTTCTTGATTTAAATAAGGCCTTTCTCCGGAAATCCATAAATCATAAGCGCAACGCCACACCTGTTGCATATCAATACCATGGTTAATATCAATGCAATCTGTCAGACTTATAACCCACCATCGTCTATTGCCTGTTTCATCAACTAGAAAATTTTCTTCATTAACAGATGCAGCAAAAATTGTTCGTCTTAACATTTTGCTATTTTTTAAAGCAAATGGCCGTCTGATATTGTCTTTAGTTTGAGTTATATGTGCTTTTAATTTATTTATATCTGATTTTTTAAAAGTGCTTCCTAGCTCTCCGAGTTCAGCTATCCAATATTCTGATAAAGTCAGAACAGAATCTTTACTAGATGGATCAAGTGTTGCCCCTGTATAAATTGCGTCCATTTCCTTGGGCACTAATGAAGCAATAAACGTTGTTTTTTGCCATCCTCCTTTTCCTTGCAACACTAAAACGCCCTGCGCTCTGAAATCTGATTCATTGAATACAGTGGCGACGGCTGAGATTAGCCATCTTTTTAGCAGTAATTGAGAAAGTTGATCGTTTGTCGTCTTAAGAATTTTTAAGAATTTATCAAAAACCATTTGATCTTTAACCGGTTGGCTTAAAATCCAATCTCTAACAGGATGATATCTGGATTTAAATGCTATCGCGTCAAGATGTTTATCGATTCGTCTGATATTGAATTGATTTTTAACGGCTAAATCTGTTATTAGCGTTAAACTTTCGTTTGCTTCTTCTTCGTTATAGAATTTTTTATTAGGGAAATAGATTTGTCTTTCTCTTTTTAACATATTCCATTTAACGATGACATTAAAATGGTTCAATAAATGTTCAAGATTTTCAGTAACATCAAATGCAAATGGTTTTTTTGAGTCAGACATGCATGGGTATGAATTGACATCAAAATTATTCATATCAATTTTGGGAGTATATACAGAAGATGATAAAACTTTCTCGCGAACACTATACGAATCTATTTCGCCATGCTCATTGTCTAAATCAGCGACATCCCATCCTTCCTCTACTCCAAGTCTTTTGATATCAACAAAATGAACTTTGCAATCGAGTTGTATTAACTTGTCTCGAACTAACTCCATGGCCTTGTAGCCGACTTCATCGTTGTCAGGTAGCAAATACACTGTCTTATCTTTTAAATGGCTAAAATCGACGTTTTTGACGCTTTGACAGCCACCCATCCATGTGATCACATTGAACTCAGGGAATAATATGCTTGCCGCGTCGGCCGTCTTTTCGCCTTCCACAATTAACACGTATTTTTCTGGGTATTTTTTTAACAATTGCAAATTGTAAATTGGTTTGTTTTTTTGTCCGCTAATAAATTTATTTTTAACTTTAAAATCTTCTATGATCCACGGGCGTATTTGTTTCTTGCCAGTTTTTGAGTCTATTGTTCTTTCAGTACAGCAAATAAACTCATCATCAAACGTGTTATATATCCAAAATCCTTGATTAATTCCGTCTTCTTTTCTTTTTTGCAACATTTGTGTTAAAATATTCACGTAAGATCCTTTTAAAAATGTTTGTGTTGAGGTAGGGTAAATATATTTTGCCCTGCTTTTTTTATTATTTTTTCGGCTAGTCTAACTGTAAACTTATGATAAGACAGATGCTTCTTTTCATTCCCAACATGATTCAATGACATTAAAATTAATATTTTACGCATGACAAAAATCCTTATTTAATAAGCTTGACATATACCTTACACATGTTAAACTTATGAGCATATTTCGCTCAATTTAAGTGGGTGTGAATATATCTCGGGCAACGCCCAAGGCCTGGTCAGTGTGGTAGCGCTGGCTTAGCCTGTCATTATACATTTACAAAATCGGTTTGCTATGATCTAAAGAAGCCTTTAATTTGCCGTTTGATAGCTTTTCTATTCTTATCTGAGTCAATATCGGAACATATCCAAATTTTTTCCATCTCACTACATTGCTTGCTGCTAGCCCTGTGACTTTATTCATGTTGTAGCCTGTGCCGTAGTAACTTAAAACATCTTCAATTGTCATATACTTACCTTTTAAATTAAAAAATAAATTTTATTAAAAAATACTTGCAATGTCAATTCAGTTGACATACAATGTTCTTACGTCATTTCCGGCGCATTTGAATAGGATTATTAAAATGAATGAATTTGAATTCTCACAACAAAATATGATTGAGCATCAAATTTTGGATTTATGCTCAACTCTAAACAACATCAATTATCAACTAGCAGAATTAAATATAATCAAAGAAGAACTTGATAAAAAACTAAGCGCATTGCTTGAGCATGGTGACGAAGGTCAAAAAACTTATCAAGTTGGAAAACACAAGATTACTGTTAAATCTGGATACAATTACTCATTGAACAAAGAAGAGTATGAGTCAATTGGTTCGCGCATTCCAGAATGTTTTAATCCCGTCAAAAAGAAAATAGCTTACGAGTTAGACAAAAAAATTATTCGCGACTGCGAAAAATATGGATCTAGCGCTGATGTCAATCTGTTGGCGCAAGTTATCATAAAAAAACCCGCTAAATTAAGCGTAAGGATACAGCCAGTATGTTAAAAATAATCTTATTAACTTTGTGCGCTCTATTGAGCGCATGTTCAATATTTCACGATGACTATGCTGACAAGACGGATAGCAAGCAAGATTTATACATAGATGAGTGTGGGTTGTAAGACAAGGAGAGGTAAATTGAGCAATTCAGTATTGATACTTGGCGGTAGCGGAACAGGTAAAAGCACAAGCTTGCGTAACTTAGACAGCAAAACAACTTTTATTGTTAATGTTATTAATAAACCGTTGCCGTTCAAAGGAGCAAAATCAAAATATCAGCAATTATCAAGTGACGGCATGACTGGGAATTATTATTGCACTGATTTAACTGAATCATTAATGAGAGTGATTAATTTAGTGAATAATAAAAGAACGGATGTAAAAACATTAGTCATTGATGATTTTGGCTATACAGTTACTAATAATTTTATGCGCAAATGTCATCAAAAAGGATACGATAAATTCATAGAGATAGCTAAAAACATGTTTGATGTTTTGGATTTGATATCAAACTTAAGAGACGATTTGTTTTGCTTTACTATGATGCATAACGAAATTGATTTAAATGGGATCAGCAAACCTAGGACAGTCGGCAAGATGACCGATCAATATGTGTGCATAGAGGGCAAATACTCAACTGTTTTGCATACGGTTGTAACTGAGTCTCAATATGGATTTATTACAAACTTTGATGGAATTCACACAGCTAAAAGTCCGATGGAGATGTTTGACGAGTTTATTATCGACAACGACTTGCAACTTGTGCGTGAAAAAATGGTTCAATACTTTGAGGAAGAATAATGGCAACTGCTAAAGAAATCAAAAAAAATATAAAACATTCTATTACGCAAATAAGGAATCTTTTAACAAAGATTGAAAAGATGTCAAGTGAAGATGAATACATATTGTTAGCTGCGTATTTTTTTACTGAATCGTTAATGCAAAACATAAAAGCTGGTGAATTGTCGGCTGAAATGATAAGTAAAAAAACAAATGAGTTTATTTTGCAGGGCGCTAAAGAATGTTTGAAATAAATGGCAATGACTATGGTGATGGCCATGGCGATGGGTCTGGAGATTCGCGTGGTGCTGGTGATGGCTGTGGTGATTTGCATGGAAATGGCGTTGGCAATAATTAAAATTTTACTTACTTTTGGAGAATAAAATGAACAATAACGAAGTGATATTAACTTTAGTAAAATCGTTGATAAATCAAGATGAAAGCAATAAATCAAGCACAGGTAATCAATCATTTTGGCAGGTTGGTAAACAGTATTTTATCCGAACTGTAACAATGCATGTGGTCGGTAAACTTGAACAAGTTGATGATAAAGAGCTTTTATTATCAAAAGCAAGCTGGATTGCGGACTCGGGTAGATTTAATAATTTTTTAAAAAATGGCGACGCTGATGAAATAGAGCCTTTTGTTAATGATGTGCTGGTCGGGAGAGGGTCAATTATTGATGCAACAATTTGGGATCATAAATTGCCGTCTGAAGTTAAATAATGTTAGTAGATAATACTAATTTATCTTTCAAGGAAAAATCTAGGCCTGGGTCTGGGTCTAAGTCTAGGTCTGGATCTAAGTCTATGTCTAGGTATGGGTCTTGGTCTTGGTCTAGGTCTGGGTCTGGGTCTAAGTCTTGGTCTTGGTCTAAGTCTTGGTCTTGGTCTAGGGGCTGCAAATAATGCTAGTAACGAGTGCTAATTTAGCTTACGAGAAAAAATCTTGGTCTGGGTCTGGGTCTAGGTATGAGTCTAGGTCTGGGTCTAGGTCTAGGTCTTGGTCTTGGTCTTGGTCTGGGTCTAGGTCTGGGTCTAGGTCTTGGTCTTGGGCTTGGTCTAGGTCTTGGTCTGGGTCTTGGTCTTGGTCTGGGTCTAGGTCTGGGTCTAGGTCTGGGTCTTGGTCTGGGGCTTGGTATGGGGCTTGGTCTGGGTCTGCGTCTTGGTATGGGTATGGGTCTTGGTTTGGGTCTTGGTCTAGGTCTGGGTCTGGGTCTGGGTTTTAATATAAATTAATTTTACTTTTGGAGACTGGAATGAAATACGTAATTGTTAGAACGTATTCCGCAGGTGTATTTGCTGGATACTTAGATTCAAAAGATGGCAAAGAAGTCGTTTTAAAAGACGCTAGACGTATCTGGTATTGGTCTGGCGCTGCATCATTAAGTGAATTAGCAGTGCGAGGCGTATCAAGACCAAATGATTGCAAATTTCCTGTTGCTGTACCTCGCGTTGAATTGACAGAAGCAATTGAGATTTTGGACGTTACAGACGAAGCGAAGAAGTGCATTGAAAATGTTCCTGAGTGGACGGCTCATGAGTGATTCAATTTATGTAAATGGCAATGACTATGGCGATGGCGAAAGCGATAGCGATGGCGATCGCGATGGCTATGGCTTTGGCCGTGGTGGTAGCCATGGCGATGGTGATGGCTTTGGTGATGGCTTTGG